AAGGTGTTGTCGATGTTAAAAAAAAGTCTATTTGCTCCTTTATGTTTTTTGGTATATCCGAAAATTCGGCTCCAGACAAATGATTATATTGATTGTTTACCCATTTGTTATATTGAAAAAATAAGTTCTCAAATATCTCTAATTGAGCCAAATTAGCGAATGAATCAAACTCCATTGCGCTAATAAATCCTCTGTTGTTTTTTTCCAACAGAAACAACACAGTGTTTCTAATGCGATTTATAGAAATCATATTTATGATGTTTAAATAAAAACAAAGGTAGAAAATAAACGTTACGAAAAGTTTGTTATAGTTTATTTTTTATATATTTGTATCGTAGAGTCGTCGCTACATAACAATTTTATAAAATTCCCAAGATTTAGAGACGACGACCTCTTTTTCTTGGGTTTTTTAATTATGGAATACTATAAAAATTTAAGTTTAGATGATTTATTCTACATCAACGAAGAAGGGTTAGTTTGTTGCGAGAAATGGAAGGATATACTTAATCACGAAGGATTTTATCAAGTAAGTAATTTAGGCAGGATAAAAAGTTTAAATAGATTAGCAAAAGTTAGAGGAGGGTCATTTAGAAAGGTTAAAAGTTCTATTTTAAGACAGAGAAAAAACAAAGGATATTGTCACGTAGATCTTAATTATAATTTAGTAAAAACAACATATCAAGTTCATAGGATTGTAGCAATTTCATTTATTCCAAATCCTAAAAACAAGCTCATTATAAATCATAAAAATTTCAAACGTGATTTTAATTATTATTTAAACCTAGAATGGTGTTCGTACAAAGAAAACACACAACACGCATTTATAAACAATAGACTTAATCCAAGAAAAGGAGATAATAATTCAAATTCAAAATTAACTGAAAAAAAAGTATTAGCTATCAGAAGACTTCATCGTATGAATCCGAATTATAATAGATTTACCATAGCGTCAAAATTAAATGTAGATGAAAGTACTATAAGAAATGTCATAAGCAGAAAACATTTTAAACACATTTAAAAAATAAACGACAACAAACGTTTAATACCGTTTTGTTTTTGAAATTCAGCTTGTTTTTTAGAAAATATTCCCTTTATTTGCTTAAAATAAGTAAGTATGAATGAAAATTATATGTTAGAATTTAATGTAAAACAGCAATGCTTTCACTTTGGAGAAACAAAACTATCTGAAAACAGAAATGGGTGGGTAATTATTTCTAATCTATGTAGCGATGATGAGCATTTAAGATTTATGAATTTAATAGATAGTTTTGGAGAAAAACACATTAGTATTAATGATTGCTTTGTTTCTTTTAATGAAATAAAAAGAGGAAATGATGTAGCAAAAAAATTAGCAAAAGAAATTATAAATTTAAACTAATAATAACTTAAAATTAAATAAAATGAACACAGTTAAAGAATCAAAAGAGTTATCGATTTATCTTAACAAAATTGATGAAACCTATGGTAAGGTTACTATTTTAGAAAACGGTATTTCTAACGGGAGATTGATTGAAATATTTGGGGATGAATCTTCGGAAAAAACTAAACTAACTTTACTTGTTATTGCAGAAGCTCAAAAAAAAGGGGGTATTGCAACATTTATAGACACAACTAATAGTTTTGATATAGATTTTGCAAAAAGTTTAGGTATTGATGCTGAAAACTTAATTATGTCAAAACTAATCAGCGAAGAAGAAGGCATAGAGGCAGCCAAAAACTTTATCAATTGTGGAGTATTCGACATAATTATAATTAAATCTATTTCTGAATTAAACATAAGCCCTACTAATCAGTAAGGCTTATTTATTATTTGAATTGTAGGTGTTTAAGTTTGCTCACAAAATAATTCATCCTCTGAAATTTCCAATACTTGTGCTATTTTAATAAGAGTACACAATATAAATCCTGATTCATTGATTAAGTAAAATAAAAAAGCCCTCTAATTTTAGAGGGCTTTTAATTTTATCGTCCGATAAGATTCAAAAGATATTCGTATTGATTTCTACCTACTCCTGATTGGAAATATTTAACCATTTCGTCTATTTCGTTTTGGTTTTTAGGAACCTCAATAATAGGCTCTCTGTTTTTAGTCATAAAACGATAGTTCTCATAAATTAATTCCCCACAAGCCAATGCAGACTTGATAATACCCTTAACTTTGATTGTTGGGTCTTCTGTATAGTCAATGTATTTTTGTGGATTAGCTTTTGCGAACACTAAAATATGTTCTGTAACCATTTCTAAATCCCAAGATTCAACATAACTAGGGCATTCTAAACTTGCAATTGATCGGTTTGTAATTTCAGTTTCCTCAAATACAAGATTTACTGCTTTATTCAATAATCTTTCGTCTGAAATAACTTTTCTTGATTTCGCTTTTGGGTCGTATTCTTTGAAAATAACGTCTTTGAATGGGTGGATATGCAAGAATTTTTGAAGATTCACATTACTTGCTGGAACTTTTAATCGCCCATAATCAAAAATAATTTCCGGCAAAAATACAGAACCAGGTTCCTTACTTTGTTTTTCAGAAAAAAATGATGGTTGGTTTGACGAATACCTTAAAGCGTGTGTAGTGTTCTTTTCTTTGTTGTAGTACTGTAAACTAATAAGGTCTGTGTGTTTTGATGGGATTGAAGCCGAAATTGGTTTTCCTCCAATGTACTCATACTCCCTGTCTTTCGCTTCCCAATTTCTACATTCAGGAATATCATCAATATCGTATTCTTGTTTTACGTATTGAATTGGAGCAGGTGCTTGTTGTTGATATTGTTGAACAGGAGCAACGTTTTTCATTGCATCTGCAATCATTTTTTCAACTACCGACAAAGGAACTGATGCTTCTCCCTGATTAAGAATTTGTTGCGATTCTTCTTTTTGTTCTACTGAATTAGTCGTGTTTTGTACATTTTCTAATTTCTCCTGCAAATCTGCATTACCATTGCTTTCTTGCTCTCTTAACGCTCTACCTTCCTTCGATAAGTGATGCGGTTTTTTTGCTGTTTCCATAACTTTAATTTGATTTAATTGATTAAATTTAAAGAACAAAGATAAAGATTATTCAAGTACAAACGTTTGTTGTCGTTTAATATTGGATAAAAATTAGGTGGTATAAATTATTTGGCGTAATATTGCCATTATAAAACTATCTAAAATGAGTAATTTACAACTTTCGCTTAAAACAAAATGGTTCGAAATGACCAAGGCAGGAATCAAAACCGAGGATTACAGGGAAATAACTCCTTATTGGCTGAAAAGATTAACTCAACACGAAGGTATTGTTACAGATGAATGCGAAAGGCTTTTAAAAGGCGAAGAAGCAGATGAGAATTTTGCATACGGATATAATCCAAATAAAGGTCTTGAAAACCAAATTAATGATAAAATTAGAAAAGGTTATTGTTTTCCTGAAAAATTCTCAACCAACACAATGACTTTAGGTTATCCAAAATCTGGAGATACAGAGCGTATTTTAAAATTGGAACACGCAGGAATTGAAATAAGAGAAGGAAATCCTGATTGGGGAGCAGAACCAGGAAAACTTTATTTCGTAATCAAACACGGTAAACAAATATAAAAATGGCTACAATAAACGAAATAGAAGCTAGGATTCAGGAACACGAAAAAAGACTTGTAGAGTTGAACCAAGACCCATACCATAACCGGTGCAAAATAATTACTACTCAAAGTCTTATTGAGTTTTGGAATAATCAAAAAATAAAAGCTTCCTCTAATAAAAAATAAAATAATTCCATATATTTGTATAATAAATAGTTACGGTCTGAAACTTGGTAACTTAAAAACATTAGCCTTTTGAATGAAGCAAAGCATCAGACCCTTTGTAGATTTTAGAAGGCATTTTTATTTAAATAAACTATGGAAACAAAAAATTTAGAGTATTACAAAAATTTCAATTTGGCAGATATAAAATATTTATGCGATATTGATTTTGTCGAAAAAGTAGAAAGATGGAAAGATGTTCCTGGTTATGAAAATTTATACCAAGCTTCGGATTTAGGTAGAATGAAGAGTTTGATGTTTAGAGGAAGGACAGGTCACGGAATACTATGTCAGTCAAATTCATCTCAAGGATATCTACAGGTTAATTTGTGCAAAAACAAAGAAAAAACCACTTATGGTGTTCATATATTAGTTTGTATGGCCTTTTTAGGGCATGTTCCATGTGGAATAACAGAAGTTGTTGATCATAAATACCAAAACCCAAAAGACAACAGATTGGCCTATCTTCATGTTGTCACACAAAGAATTAATACTAATCAAAAACATTTAAATTCTAGCAGTAAATTTGTTGGTGTATATTTTCATAATACACATAAAAAGTGGTGTGCTGCAATACGTATAGAAAAAAGCAAAATTCACCTAGGAGCTTTTAATGATGAAAAAGAAGCATCAGAATCTTATGAATTAGCTTTAAAAAATTGGGAGCAATTTAAAATAAAGCCAGAAAAGAAAAAGTTTACATCTGAATACAAAGGTGTCACAATATCTACATCAGGTAATAGGTGGATTTCTCAAATAACTTTTAAAAACAAGAGAATTAATATAGGTAGCTTTAAAACAGAGATAGAAGCACATAATGCTTATATAAAAAAATACAACGAGTTAATGGGTTCATAAACAAAAAAAGCCAGCATATTGCTGGCTTTTAAAATAAATATCAAACGCTTATCCTTTAAAAAGTATGCAGTTATTTCTGCCAATGATAACTACCGCTTGTTCGCTTTGCCATTCAGTTGTCACGGTATCAGTAGTAGAAGTCCCATCTTGCCAATTTCTTACTACCATCTCGTAATCACGGTTAAGTGATCCGTAAGCTCTGTTACGAACGTGGATGTTAGGTTTAACCGAAGTTGTACCTTCCATTGGGTCAGTTACGGATTGAGAACCACCTGGAATTAAGAAACCGTTTACTTTGCTGATTCCTGTGATTGCACCTTGAGCAGTAGCCTCTT